ACATGTTCACTCATTCTGCATCCTCCTCGCCGGTACTTACCTCTTCCTTTTGATTTCCAAAGTCTTTCATCACAGCATCAAGGCAGTTATCGTCATTGCGTTCCCATGCTTTGCGGAACTTCTTAATAATTTCGCCTTCACTTGTGGTGAACACCAGACTGTTGCCTTCTTTCTTGAGCAGGCCTTTTTTCTCAATCAAGTCAGTAAGACCTGAGTATGGGCTCATGCCTGTTGTGTATGGAATCTTAACTTGTACGCCTTCAAAAGGTTTGGCATAGCGTGTTTTCATTACTTTGCAACCAGCACGGATGCCCATGACATCAGTAATCTTGTTGCCGTCTTCATCTTCTTTTAGTTTCATCTTCTTCATGGCCACAACAATTGAGCTGGCGTAAATGAAACCTTGACCGCCGCTAATTTTATCGTCTGGGTCAAACATATCCTGGCTTGCGTATGTGTGGTTGGTACAAACCAAGCCCACATTGTATGAACCAAACATGTTCACACAGTTACGCACCAAGGCGGTGAGAGCTTTGGGTTTACGTCCTAGATCACCCTTCATTTCGCCTGCATCAAACTGGTTCACATCAGTGGGCGTTAACAACATGCCTAGACTGTCAATCACAAACATGACCTTGGGCCGCTCGCCATCTGGCAAGGCCTTGTAGTCACTCATGAATGTGGAGATAGTTTTAGCCACATCATCAATCATGGCCATACTCAACTTGAGTAATTTGCTATCGCTTGTGTCAACGCCAAGTGCCTTGAGCCAGTTTTCATCCAGTGCGTTTTCACTGTCAATCAACACCACAAAGATACCTTGCTCTTGTGCGTTCTTCACAATGTTGCCTGAACAGATATAACTTTTACCTGCACCAGAGTCACCAGCAAATACAGTTACTTTGCCCAGTGGAATACCTCGATTGAAGTCGCCCGAGATCAAGTAGTTTAATGCGTAGTTGCCTGTTGAGATCCAATCTGTAGGATCGTTAAAGCCAATTGACAGTCCGTCAATTGATTTGGTGATTTCCTTACGGAACTTGCTTACATCAAATGGTTTTCCCATGGTGTTTCCTTTTTAAATTAAGTTATATAAATTTTGAAAAATTGTTTTGCTATCTAAACTTCTTCTTTGATCTAGCATCTGCAATTTTTCTATTGCCCCTGTTAGATTTTTTTCAAAGGGTTGATTCAAATAGCTCAACATATTTCGATAGCTTTGCTCTAAGAGATATTTTGGCTGTTGATTTATTTTTTCTTCCAGTGTGTTCTTCAACAAGTGTAACACATTATCTGGTAAATGTCTAACATTTAGGTATTCTGGATCAAGTAATGCACCAATTATAAAACTGTTGTTGTGGAATCCCAGTGTCTTTAGGTAATCTACACAATCAAAAATACTTTGATAATTTAGCAAGAAATGTAGCATGTTGAAAGATATCTTGTGATCCAACATTTTGATTGTCGTGAGATTTTCTTGGAAGTCTGTCCAGCTACTGCCATATCTGATATATTCAAATTCTTGTTCTACAGTTTCAACACTCACAGTCCAATGAACATTTTTAAATCCGCATGCCAAATCAAACACTTGGGTATCTACTTTGCTGAGATTGGTGTTGATTCGCAAATTCACACTGGGATTGACCTTTTTCAACAACATTAATAGTTCTAAATTTTCTTTCATCAGTAGTGGTTCACCGCCGGCTAGGTATACATGTTTAAGTTGTGCGGCATGTTCAAACACATATTGTTTGAACTGATTAATCTGTTCTGTGGTAGGGCCATGTTGAACAACTTTTAACTCACTAGCCCATTTGCTACTGAACATTGGGCCGCAGTAGACACATGCAAAGTTACAAAGATTGGTCCATCTTACATCTATGGCTTGTAAGTTAAAGTTTCCAGGAGTGTATAAAGAAGTGGGCGTGTGTTTGAGTTCTCGTATGTAGAATACACGATCGCTAATAATATCAAAACCTTTGTTACTACCTTCAATGTCATAACAAGTGTGACAAGTTGCCACTGGTTGTTGATTGACAATGTGATTCTGCCTTGGTTGATTGTTATCAACCAAAATCTGCTGTATGGGTTGTTCTTTGATATTACCAAGTTTACCAGCACTACGAATACAGTTTTTTACCTCACCATTAAAGTTATACATCATTCCGGACCAAGGCATAGGACAAAAATATGGATTGGTCAGCATGTCCTTTGGAGTCATAAAAACACTGGGCCTAACGATATATCAGGAATGACTAGGTTATTGGCTTTTGCCATATCCAGCGTATGTATTAATACTTCAGCCCAGTTGTCCACATCAGCAGACGGTGGTACAGTTTTATCTACACTGGTAGCAATGTTACCTGGTCTAACAATAGTGTATTGTATACCAAGTCTAGCATGTCTCAATTGTTGCACAGCATGTTCTAATGTAACTTTCTGCACTCGGTATTCGGTCATTTCGATACCCGGCAACACACTCACTGGATCTTGTGTCATCATGGTGCTAATAACTATGATGTGTTTGCGTGATTGATTCCATCTCTTGGACATTTCAAAAAGTAATTCTGTTTGTGCAAATCCCGCTTGAGCATTGTTTACAAAAACATCACACGACTCTATTAGATCGCAAATTTTTGGAATAACTTTAATGTTGTGGCCGTTGCGACGACTGATGCCAACGATCTTGTGACCTTGACTTTGATATTGTTTGGCTATGGCTTGGCCAATGCCTGCTGTGTGTCCTGTAATTGCTATTTTCATTTTATCAACAAGTGTGTGGGTTCTTTTATTGGCATGGTAGCTACCATGATTCTGGGATACTTTGCATTAGGGCCTGGCATGACTCTGTGAGGAATCCAAGAGTTAAACACAATAGGATGGGTGTGCATGTTGTACCTTGTAACACATGGATATAAATCCTGAACCACATTGTGAATTTTTTCTAAGTTGTAATTGTAAGCATCAAACGTTTTTATAAACGGATTTTTAAAAACTCCAAGGTTGTTTAACTCTTCAATTGGAATGTCATACCATTCAGTATATACATCTTCAGTGTTGAAAATTGGAAAATTTATTTTAATGTTTAGTGGAGGATTTCCCATGTGCAAAACAAATCCTGTGTCTTTCATAGACTCAGTTAATACACCAATGGTAATTTCTCTCAACGGAATTTTGATAGACATCATGTATTTCATCAAACTTGGACAGTGGCGAGCCATGTCTACGTCATTGATCACATGCCAAAAACTTTTATCATTGGTATTATTCAAGTAGTCAGTGTTGCGGTCAACCCAATCTAAAACTTCTTCTTGTATCTTACCTAAAACTGGACAGTTAAGTTCATGATGTGTTTTTAGGACTCGAACATCTGCTGGGTAACCTGGATGGTCGATCAAATTTTTCATTTCCATGTATCCTTATAGTAATCCCACAGCTTGATTCCTCTCACAGTATCTTGTGCATGTGTGAACAACTGAAGCTCAACTGTGTTGTCTGCATCTTGTGCCACAATAGACACTAACTCATCGGGCACATCAGCAGTTCTTGTAAAATGATTGCTGTATTTCACACTCAACACACTGGGCTGTTCTAACAAAGCATAACTGTGTTGGATATTGTGTTGTTTGACGTAAGATTGAATTTGTTTTAGGTTGCCTATATTAAGAGAGGATACTGTGGTCCAGGTATTTAACTCGTACAAATTCATCTTTTTGTATGCATTGATATTGCGTTCAACATCAGACCACTTGATTGGCCATCTTATGTAATCATGCACAGCACCTATGCCATCCAGACTAACTGTAACTGTTACTTTGACTCCACGGTCAATCAACTGATTCAAATTGGTCAACACTCGACTGCCATTGGTATTCAGTCTTAGATGTGTTACATTTGGCGGTAATTTTTGCAATAACTTTAGATAGTTCGGACTAGCACTTGGCTCGCCTCCATTGATATCTATTTTGACTATGCGATCAAGTGGCAATTGATCAAGTTTATTGCTATTGTCAATTTTTATATAATCTTTACTGGTCAAACTACCTATCTTGGTTGATAGATTTTCATTGCAAGTTTGGCAAGCACTGTTACAAATATTGTCCAGTACTCCACCTAACACAAGATAATTTTTAACTTTGGCCAAATTAGATTCATGGTCGGTTAAAAAGTATTGTCGAATACTTTTGTTCCCAACATGTTCTGAATCTTTGCATCGTACACATTCGTCGGGCCATTGATTTTGATTCATCATGGATCTTGTGGTATCAAGCCATAAACTACTGTCCATTTGATCTAACGTTTCAAACTGCGGCGCATTGACCATATGACCGCAACGGCTTACTGTACCGTTGGGGTTAAATCTAACAAAATGGTCAAGTCTTGGGCAATACATAACTTATAATATCTGGATGATTGACTTTGTAATGATCTAATATCTCATACCAAGTCAATTGATTGCCTGCTAACTCAAGCAAAATTTGATCTAAATACCACCACAACTCCATGCTGGAATTGTCTGTTAATAATTTTTTAACAAAATCTTGTCTTGGTGGGTTAATCAATGCACGATCTTTAAAATTAGTCACTTTGCCAAGTTCCCTAAAATCTCTTATTCGTATTTTAGCACTGAGTTTAAGATAGCAACTTAGATTTGCCAACCAATGAAATTGAGGCAAATAATGCGTATTCAAAAATTTGTAGCGTTTGGCAAACCAAAAAGCAGTTTCAACATCAAGTTCTGGATAATCTCGTAGTAGATGTTGCAAATAAGTATTAACTCCACTGACATATCTGGCTTTAGGATTACGGATGTAAACATCTACAAAATCAAGTGTTGAAATTTGTTCGTTACAAAATACATCAAGATTATTTTGTTCTTGTTCTAATCTTAAACTGCTGCTTCCATTTTTTTGAATCAAAAAAATCCACTGATTGTGAAGTGGCATTGCTACCACTTCACAAAGTTTAGGAAACAGCTCTTGGTCAAGAGCTGTCAGCATTACTGCTTGTTTTGACGTGCTCGGATCATGGCCAAGATGTCTTGGGCATTGCCACTTGGTTTGGCTGCTGCGACTGGTGCGGCTGCAGGTGCTGGTTCCTCATCGAACGCATCTTCGGCCGCAGGTGCTGCCGGGGCAGCAACTTTGAGTACTGGTCTGGCAGCAGGTGCGGGTGTGTCTTCTGCATCACCGGCAGCGGCACCACCAGGTGCTTGTACACCAGCTGGGCGGAAGTATTGACCCCAACGCTCAGTGTCGTATGGTTGTCCATCTACTGACGCTTCGAACATCTCTTTGATCACCTTCAGCTCAACATCACCTGGACGCTTGGGCAGAAATGTGCTCAAGTCATACAAGCCGTGAGTTTCGATTGCAGCCTGTTCAGCTTCTGTAAGCGCCGACTCTTTTCTAGCCCACTTGGAACTGTTGTAGTCAGCAAAGCCACCCTTTTGAGTCTTGGTGATACGGAAGTCCAAGCCACGCATCAAGTCAGTTGGCAATTCTTCCAGTTCAGGATCCATCAATGCACCCTTGATCAAAGTAAACAACTGAGGTCCAATGATGAACTTGCGGATGGGATTGTCCGGAGTTTTGTCTTCGGAGATGGGATTCTCGCGCACAAAACCTTGGAACAGGTAACTGCGTTTTTTCCAGTACTTGCGACCCATTTCTTCAAGGCTCTTGTCCTTGAACCAAGTGCGAACTTCTGCCAAGACTGGGCAGGCGTCTCCCCACATTTCCACGCAGGGTACTTGTACGAATACTTGTTTTGATTCCATCTCTCCTTTGACGCCATTGAATGGCAGTCGGATCATTGCACGTTCGACCCAGAAAAATGTGTTTTTTGTGTTACCGTCAGGTAGGAAGCGTAGTGTGGCCGAT